AAATTGAACCTGTAATAGCAAGATTAATTACTGCCGTTGATCCTCTTACTGAACGAGGAGTATATCCCAAAGCTTTAGCATGAGATACTACAGAGTTTCTTTTTATAGCAGTATCTAAAAATCCTTCGTTGGCTTGTAGATGTGCCAACATGGCATTGTAATGTGTATTATAAGCAAGTAGGTCAATCAGAACGGAGAGACCAGAGGCTTCAAAGTCATAGTCCTGAAATTGTTCTTGGTCTTGAAGATAAAGTTTTAGATTATTCTTTATACCTTCAAAATCTAATTCTGTTAGTCTTTTCGTTGCCATTTCTTCTCTCGTTTTGTTTTATTTATTACACGCCAATTTGGACTGTTGGATTGAATGTAGTTGTAACTGGTCCCCCGCATCCCGCAACGGAACCTTGAAAAGCAACCCCCTTACCATTAATTCTAACTGTTGCTGAGCCAGTAGCAATCGCATTTGCAGGGTGAGTGATTGCACCTGAGCTATGTGCGATTACTACATCACCCTGTAATAAAATAAGCGAACCTTTTGAAAAGACAGTAGTATTACTGGGTGTGATTGCACCTGTTCCTGCTGTATCTACTACTGTTCCTGGAGCAATTGCAACTGAAGGCATTATCGCAGTCTCCTCAAAGATGTTTGAAAAATTTGAGGATCTCTTACTCCCATTACATGAAAGTTAATTTGAATTTTGTATTCTTGTGAATTGTAATCAGGATACACAACAACTTTATCTATTCTAACTCTCCTTTCAAAGTTATCAAAAGTCTCTTCAATGAGAGAAGCCATAGCACCAGCTGTTGACGAATCCATTGGTTCAAACAACAAATCATAAATTGGAGAACCATAATTAGGCGTAAAGGGCTTGCTGTAATATGGAGTAAGCAAAAGATTTTTCATCGCCTGCTTTACTGCATTTACATCTACCTTTTTATAGATGTCTCCTGTGACAGGATTGAGTGCAAAACTCATATCTATGTCGGAGTAAATTCTGGTTGTATTAGCCATATGTTTATTTATATACCTTTTTAGGTGCCTCCGCCATCGGCACCTGCGTTATTAATAGCATCTGTAGCAGTATCAACTACCTGGTCAACTGCCTGATCGACAACACCGAATACATTATCAACTGCACCTTCAACTTGGTCTAAGATATCACCAAGAGGATTGGCACCGAAGCCGTCTTGTAAAGAACCAAAAGGATTTCCTCCCATCAAATCGTCTAACAGTCTATTCCTTTTTCTAGCAAATCTTGGTCTTCCATTCATTCTATAAGGTTCTCCAGGAGCCTCACTTATTGTGAATCCTTGTTTATCGGGATCCAAAACAATATCAACATCTACTCGACTCACTGCATTTTTAAAATCGGCTACAATATCAGGAAATTCGCCTTCTTTAATAATCTTTTCAACATTGATTTCAGGCATCTTTAAAGGTAAACCTTTAAATATAAATTCGCCTCCAATGTCTTGAATGTTGGGAACAATTTCACATAGCAATTCGAGATCGTTACCGACTTCATTCAGGACACCTACGATATTGTCAATATCGACATCCAAGTCGCCATACTTTTCTTTCATATCGTCTAGGTAAACTGCCGCGCCTGCAACCCCTGCCGCAATGCCACCGTAATCATTGATAAATTGCTGTATGTCTGCAGGAAGTCCTGGTATAAGACCTCCTAGAGCACCTAGAGGGTCCTCTAGTAGTTGTTTTATTAATTTTACTTTTTGATTAAGTGAAGTAAGAAGTTGTAGTTCCACATAGCCAGGAATAGTTGCAATTTTTAAAGGCAGTACAGTAAGTGCCTTGTCTGCAATATCAAGCGTCTGTTCAATATTTGCTGATATATCTTTTACTAGTTCAGCTGGTCCGCAACTCATATTATCCCCCTTAGTTCAAACTAATCAGTGCGGCAGTGACAGTGAAGTTGGCGCCGCCGGTGATATTGGTGCTTGCATTAGTCATAGACATTGCCGCATGTCTATAAGTTGCCGCAGCCGATGTAACGGAATATGCGGCAGATGTTATAGCTGTAGCGGCTACAGATGTTTGTGTATTCGTACCCAAACTGTTCATGGTATATGCAAGTCCAGCATTGATAGTGGTTGCAACAGTAGCACCAACATTAAAGTTTCCAGCAGAGAAACTAATAGAACCAAGCGTTGTAGTACCGAAGTCCATATCTTTGATTGCAAACACACGATATGCGCCTAGTTCACTTGTAATATTGAATCCTAACAAGCCAGACTGAATTACTTTTCCTGCAACTTGTGTATTTTGATTCTGACCAACAAGTATATCTTGACGACCAACAACAGTTAGTTTATCCCCTCCTAATCCTAATCCCCCCTGAGAACCAACACGAATACCTCTGCTTCCGTTAATATTCATGCCGTAGTCAGACATGATTTCACTTACATGATTGCCCTGTGTTTTTTCATGTCTTGTTCCTCTAACAGTAGAGAATTTGTTTCCGCTAATGTCTTCATAAAAGTCTCCCTTAACATTTAAAGTCATATCGCCTTCAACTGTTATATTAAGATCACCCTTGATAAACATCTGTTTGTCTTTTATGGTAATTTCGTAGTCATCACCAACAACTTTCTGTACTTTAGTTCCATCAGGTTGAATCTCTTCAAATGTACCCGTTCGATGGAAAGTGTGAATTCTTTCTGCGCCCGGTGTGTCGTCAACCTCAAACACATGACCGCTCTCTGTCTCTCTTACATGATTGTAAGGATACTTGGTTTTTGTTTCTCCAACACCTTGAGGATGTGGTTCGTCCCAAAAAGTTTCTTCTCTTCTTGCTTGTACTGGGTCTCCGTCGATTTCGGGCGCAAATGCGATAGGAACTTTTTCAACTCGCATCGCCCTTTTTACAGCAAGTGAAAAGTGTTTTTCAGCAACATCTTCTCTTGCGAGTCTAGTAATATCGGATTCAGGTACTGTGTTTCTTCCTGAATTATTATCGCTGAAAGGATATACACCATTAGGATCATTGAAACCAACTTCTTCGTTGGGTGGTTGCATAGATAGAGCAGATAGAGATCCCATGATAACAGGAATCTGACAGTCAGGTCCATCAGCAAAGAATCCAAATACATGAGAGCCTTCAACCAAACCCGTAGCAGATTGTCCTATACCAGACACACTAGCAGAGTTTACAGGATTCATTAATACTGCAAGAGGTAAATCTTCAGTGGGTAAGTCTGCTTTATCAGGCGTATGATAACCTAAAATCCTAACACGGACTCTTCCGATTTTTGCCGGGTCATTTCTATCTTCTACGACCCCCTGCCACCAAGTAAATTGAGGATACTTTGTCACGAATCTTCTCCCATACTATCACGAACAAGCTCAAGAACCATCGTATGGGTTCCTCTTTTAATAGTGTGTCTAGCACCTGCAATAAGATATATACCTGAAAGTTGTGGGTCAAACAAATCTTCGGGTTTGGGATTCCTTCCCTTTTCATTTACATTGGGAAAATTGCATTTAACAAGTTTCCCAACCTCAATGTCTGTTTTTCCAGGAACGGTTATTTCAAAAGATACAGCTTTCAATTCTGCCATAGCCGTGTTTCTAAATGATGTTGCGGTAACTTGCGCCACATTAAACGCATCGTTTTCACTAAACAAACCAGACGATCCTGCTTTAAAGTTTATGACAGACAGAGGATCTGATACAACACTTCCTCCAAAAGGAGCAGTATTTGTAATATGCTTAAAAGTTGAGAATGTCTCGGGTATCAAATTCTTTATCGTTTTCTTTCTTTCTTCGTGTTGTTTAGTATAGTCAAATCTAATATCGTACATGTCTTTATTAGCAAAATCATACGCAAATGTTGTATTACCGTAATAACCCGATCTTCTATTTTCAAGCTGGTCATAATAAGCAGGATAATCTACATTACTTATAGTAATTTGACTAGGAGAAAAGAAAGGAGAAGTGAAGCTATATCTGCCCCCTCTTCTATTGTCGGTAGCATCTTGAAATATAGTATCAAGACTTTGAACATAACTATACTCATCATACAACAAACCAGCTTCTTTTTGTGTTTGTATTACTGCTGTAATAGAAGTAAAATAAAAGTTCTTAGAAGATTCATAAAATAATACATTAGGCATTTTATAAGTTGTGCCGATAGAGTTCTTAGCCAAGAAATTTAAACATTTAAAAGGAGACCAGTAAGGAGAAATAAACTCAAAGTTATTTGTCGAGTGAGGTGTGTCAAACAAAATAAGTTCTGAGTCTCGGGTTCCGGCTTGACCCGAAGTCTGTAATACTCGCTTATCTTTTATATAATCCTCGAATATTTGAGATGCTATTGTTTCGGTTCCACCTGAAAACTTTCTAGAAATTCTTGTAATACTATCTGACAATCCTTCAATCGACATAAAATTGAGTTGATAAAACTGTTGTCGGTCATTTTCTAATTTACGGTCTGTTACTGAATATATCGAAAAAGTTTTGTGTATTACATTAGATTCTTGATCTTCTAAGTAAGGACTTCTTAACTTCACCGTAATATATTCGTCACCTGTAAACAAGTTTCCTAAAAGGTTTACGGCATCTACTAAAATGCAATATCCAAATAAACAAGGCGTGTGTATACTTTCAGAGATAGAAATCTCTAATTGAAAATTTGTGAGGTCTACTGCTTCACCCTGTGAAGTTGTTAAATATAATTCTTCAACAACAATGTCACCGGCAGTTTTTTGTAAATCTGTCATTATTATCTCTTAATCAATTGTTTAAATTCACTTACAAAATTATTCAAATACCTAGGATGAAGAACATTGATTTCCTGTCTAGCTTGGTTTTCAATTATTTCGTGTTCATAGTGGGTTACTTCAAATATATCACCGCTGGCTAGTAAGTCTGCATCATAATCTACACAAATTTCAGGTCTTTCCGTTGTAGCCCAATGATGTGTAGCATTTGCGTTGCCCGCTCCATATCTTTGTTCTACCATACGCAAAATTTGTTCGTCAGTGTAATACCATTCATTATAAGGGTCTATAATATTGTTTATCAGTAAAAGTATCCAATGATACTCTGGGTCACCATATAGTTTATATGCAACATCTTCAGGTCTTTCACCCGCTTGTAAACTATACTTATCAAGATAAAATTCATTTACAATAAATTTATCTCTCGGGGCAACCCTTCTAAAGATGTCGGTTACAACCTCTCTTGAATCATCAAACGGATAAAGTAATTTTGGAAATTGCTTAAAAAACATTTAATTAAAACCCTCCTTTCCCGTTTTCATCACCACCAATGTCATCTCTTGTTAGGACTTCCAACTCTTTAAATACTAGAGTCATTGTAATTTCAGACGGGGCGCCTTGTGTGCCTTGAATAGTAGTAAATGTTCCGCCATTACCAAATGTGAGTCGCAGGTCTGCAAGCGCACAGGACTTTATTTTATGTAACCATTGATTTACGCTATTTCTATATCTAAATTCAACATCAAACTCTGAAGGATATAACAAAAATAATCCTGAAGGATCTTTTTCTGGATGCATATTCTTTTTGAATTCATTGATAATTTTATAAGTAGTCTGTAATTCTGTCAGATTTCTTGGGGCAAATTTATATTCAAAAGTAAAGTTTCTAAAATTCATCGATTTAAATAACTGTTCTTTATTTGGATT